TACTACGTTGTTGGTTATAAGGGTTCTTCCCCTTATGATGCTGGTCTGTTCTATTGCCCATATGTTCCTCTCCAAATGGTTCGTGCCGTTGGTGAGAACACCTTCCAGCCTAAGATCGGCTTTAAGACCCGCTACGGTATCGTTGCAAACCCATTTGCAGAAGGTACTGATCAAGGTCTGGGTCGTCTTCGCGTTAACAGCAACCGCTACTATCGTCGCGTTGCCGTTAAGAACCTCATGTGAGTCATTCTCACAAGAGAACTCAGAGGGTCTTTCGAGACCCTCTTTTTTTATCTAAATAGTTAGAAAAAGATGGCAGTCGGTAACGCATTTAATAATCAGATACAGAATCGAAACTTTCTGTCCCCGATTGGTTTTAAATTCATGTTAAATAGGGCGCCCAAAGTTGCTTTTTTAAGTAATACGGCTAATATTCCAGGAATGACTCTTGGTGTAGCAATTCAACCATCTTATCTTAAAGATATTGATAATCCTGGAGATAAAATTGTTTTTGAAGATTTTACTTTGAGATTTCTCGTAGATGAAGATCTTGAAAATTACATGGAAATTCAAAACTGGATGAGGGGCCTTGGATATCCAGAGTCTTTGAAAGAAATCTATGATTTGCAAAACAAACAATCCAAAGTCAATACTTCATCATCAAAAATGATGAATATCTACTCTGATGGAACTTTGCAAGTAATGACAAGTAGCAATAATACAAATTTTAAAATTAAATTTAAGGATTTGTGGCCATACTCATTATCCACACTTGAGTTTAATGCAACCGATACTGATGTTCAATACTTTACAGCAGACGTATCTTTCAAGTATACTATCTACGATATAGTTGATTTAAATGGCGATCCCTTATGAATATTGATCTTGATATGATTCAAAGTATGTGGGAAAAAGATTCCAAAATTGATATTGATAATCTTCATACAGAATCTTTAAACATTCCAGCACTACATGCAAAATACTTTGATCTTTATAACAATTTAGTTCTTCTCAAGAAAAAGGCAGAGCAGCAAAAAAGAAATATTCGTCACGAAAGATATGAATATTATGCTGGAAAAGCAGATCCAGATGTCTATGTAGAGAATCCATTTCCCAAAAAAATCAGGGATAAGGATACGATGCAAAAATATTTGGATGCGGATGAGAAATTGTCTAATGTCAATCTCAAAATTGACTACTATGAAACTATGCTAAATTACTTAGAGAGCATTCTTAAGGTAATTCAAAATAGAACATACCAAATTAAAAATGCAATTGAATTTGTAAAATTCCAGGCAGGTTATGGTTGATAATACAAACTTAGTTATCAGTAAGTCGAACGAAGTTTTTCTTAAGATACGAACAGAACCTCATATTGAGTATGAACTGAGAGATCATTTCAAATTTGAAGTTCCAAATATGAAATTCATGCCTCAGTACAGAAATAAACACTGGAATGGCGAAATACATTTATTTGACACAAGAAGCAAACAAATCTATGTCGGTCTTTTAGATAAAATTGTCAATTTTTGTAATCAATATGGATACACATATAAGTTTGAGGATAATAAGTTTTATGGACTTCCATTTGAAATAAATGAAAATATTTCCTATGAAGGCGTAAAGGATTATATGCAATCTATTTGTACTCATTCTCCGCGACAGTACCAAATAGAGGGAGTATATGATGCTTTACGACACAATCGAAAGCTATTGATAAGTCCAACTGCGTCAGGAAAAAGTCTGATGATTTACGCCCTCGTGAGATACTATGTGGATAGAGGGCAAAAAATTCTTTTAGTTGTCCCAACGACATCTCTTGTAGAGCAGATGTACAAGGATTTCCAGGACTATGGATGGGATGTTGAGTCATATTGTCACCGTATCTATTCGGGTAGAGAAAAAACAAATGAACATTCTGTTACAATCACAACTTGGCAATCAATTTATAAATTAGAACGTTCATTTTTTGAGGATTACAATGTTATTATAGGCGATGAGGCACATCTTTTCAAGAGTAAATCCCTTATATCTATCATGACAAAACTTCATCATGCAAAATATCGTTTTGGATTTACTGGAACTCTTGATGGTACACAAACTCATAAATGGGTTCTTGAAGGATTGTTTGGACCATCTTATAAGGTTACTAAGACTGCAGAATTAATGGAGCAAGGACACCTTTCAACATTAGATATTAACTGCATTGTTCTTAAACATCCTCCACAAAAATTTGAAACTTATGAAGACGAAATTCAATATCTTATCTCTCACGAAAAAAGAAACAAGTTTATTTCCAATTTAACTTTAGATCTCAAAGGAAATACATTAGTTCTTTATAGTCGGGTTGCCACCCATGGAGAACCCTTATTTAATCTGATAAATACACATAAGCGAGATGATCGTAAAGTATTTTTTGTTCATGGTGGAGTGGATGCGGAAGAAAGAGAACTCGTAAGAGAAATTACTGAAAAAGAAAATAACGCAGTAATTGTTGCATCTTACGGAACATTTAGTACTGGTATTAATATTAAAAATTTACACAACGTCATTTTTGCTTCGCCAAGTAAATCACGAATTCGAAATTTACAAAGTATCGGAAGAGTTTTAAGAAAAGGAAAAAATAAAACCAAAGCAATTCTTTATGATATTTCTGACGATTGCACGTACAAGTCAAGAAAAAATTATACTCTCAATCACCTCATCGAAAGAATTAAAATTTATAATGAAGAAAATTTTAACTATGAAATAATTACAATTCAATTAAAACAATGATGGAAGAAGATTTTTATGCAACTCTTAAATTAAAAACAGGAGAGGAAATTTTTGCTAAGGTATGTGCTGAAGAGATGGAAGATAAAACAATCCTTTTAATTTCTTATCCTGCATCAATTAGTGAAGTTAAAACGAGAATGGGAATCTGTGGTTATAAGTTAGAACCATGGCTTAAAACAACCTCCGAAGACATGTTCATTCTGAACATGGATGATATCCTCACTATGTCTGAATCATATGATATTGAAATGATTTCCATGTATCAATCTTATGTTCGTCAATATCAAAAACTTCAAAACAATCAATCAAAAATCAGTAGAAAGATGGGATACGTAGCGAATGTCAATGATGCTAAGGAAATTCTAGAAAAGATCTTTAAAAGTAGCTAAGCCTCATCTTCAAACCGGACAAAGGTATTCTACTGATAATTTAAAGACTTGTCAAGCCCTGTATAAGATGTTATAATACCTACATATTAAATTAGAATGTCTTATGATAACAACAGCAGTAATGACTAAAAGAAAAAGATCTGAACATTACGTTAATAACAAAGAATTTCTTGCCGCATTAATTAAGTATAGGGAAGATAGAGAAATTGCGAAGATTCAAGGAAATCCGCAACCTCAGATTCCACGATACATTGGGGAATGCTTTTTAAAGATTGCAACTCATTTATCCTTTAAACCAAATTTTGTTAATTACATGTTTAAGGATGATATGATTTGTGATGGCATTGAAAATTGTGTTCAGTATATTCATAATTTTAATCCAGAGAAATCTCAGAATCCTTTTGCTTACTTCACTCAGATTATTCACTACGCATTCCTGAGACGCATTCAGAAAGAAAAGAAGCAACTGGAAATCAAAAATAAAATTCTTGAAAGAACTGGATTTGATCAAGTCTTTGAAGACGGCTCGGTTGACGGATCAAACTATTCCGACTATAATAGCATCAAAGATGCGATTCATAGTAAGTTAAGATATTGATAGAATAAATAAGCAGTAGACCATAACCACACAACTGGAAAAATTAGAGGGTTATTGTGCAATAAATGCAATCAAGGATTGGGATTTTTTAATGATAACCTTGACTTGCTTCAAGAAGCTGTGCTATACTTGAAACAACACTCTGATTAATATGAAAGTCGCAATTATTACCGACACTCATTATGGTGCAAGAAAAAACTCAAAACTTTTTCATGATTATTTTAAAAAGTTTTACGATAACGTTTTCTTTCCCACAATAGACAAGGAAAGAATAAAAACAATTATTCATATGGGTGATGCTTTTGATAGTAGGAAAGGAATTGATTTTTCTGCCCTCTCTTGGGCTAAGAATAATATTTTTGATCCGATCAAAGAAAGAGGGATTGTATTGCATTTAATTGTTGGTAATCATGACAGTTACTATAAAAATACTAACGAAGTAAATGCTGTGGATTTACTACTTCGTGAATATGATAATGTAACGGTTTATGCTCAACCAACTGAAGTAAAATTAGATCAGTTAAACGTTCTTTTTATTCCTTGGATCAATCAAGAAAATGAGGAAGTTACTTTTAAAACTATTCAAAAGACAACTTGCACTTGTGCGATGGGGCATCTTGAACTCCAGGGATTTAGAGTTAATCGACAACTCGTCATGGAGCATGGACTGGAGAGCAAACTATTTGAAAAATTCGAACGTGTCTTCTCAGGACATTATCATACTCGATCAACCGATGGTAAAGTCTTCTACTTAGGAAATCCTTATGAAATGTTTTGGACTGATGTAGGCGATCAACGTGGGTTTCATATTTTCGATACTGAAACATTAGAACTCACGCCAGTCAATAATCCTTATAGACTTTTTTATAATATTTACTACGAAGACACTCCATATCAGACATTTGATTCTACAGAATATCAAAACAAAATTGCAAAGGTTATTGTTAGAAAAAAAACTGATCCAAAGAAATTTGAGAAGTTTATTGATAAACTTTATTCTTCTAATGTTGCAGAACTCAAAATTGTAGAGAACTTCCAGATTCAAGAGTCAGAGGAGTTTGAAGCTTTTGAAAATGAAGATACTCTATCTATCTTAAATCGATATATAGAAGAAGCGGAGGTTGGAATGGATAAATCTACGATTCAAAAAATTATCCAAGATGTTTATCAGGAAGCATGTGAGATGATTTAAATGTTTATTCTAACACTTGAGGGTCGAGAAACTGAGGGTGCATATGCTGTTCAAAATGAAGATGGAGAACAAATTCTTTATCTTTTTGAAGAAGAGGATGATGCTACTCGTTTTGCTATAATGTTAGAAGATGATGGATATCCTGAAATGCATGTAATTGAAATTGATGATGATTTAATTATTGCAACTTGCGAAATGCATAATTATCAATATACTATAATTACTAAAGATGATCTTGTGATTCCCCCCGACGATAATGATTTTATTTGAAAAAATTTCTTGGAAAAATTTTCTATCAACTGGCAACCAACCAATTGAAATAGATTTTCAAAAAAATACAACAACATTGATTGTTGGGACAAATGGTGCTGGAAAATCTACCATTTTGGATGCACTTACCTTTTCATTATTTGGTAAACCTTTTCGCAAGATTAACAAACCACAACTTGTCAATAGTGTTAATGAAAAGGATTGTAGAGTTGAAGTTGAATTTTCAATTGGCAAAACAAACTGGAAAGTTATTCGCGGCATCAAACCAGCAGTGTTTGAAATCTATCGAAATGATTCTCTTTTAGACCAATCATCAGCTGCTTTGGATCAGCAGAAATGGTTGGAACAAACAGTTCTCAAAATGAACTATAAGTCGTTCACTCAAATTGTCATTTTGGGTTCAAGTACTTTTGTCCCCTTTATGCAACTTCCTGCTGCTCATCGCCGCGAAGTCATTGAAGATCTATTGGATATTAAAATCTTTTCTTCTATGAATACCATTATCAAAGAAAAGATTCGTCAAACAAGAGAAGAAATTAAAACTTTAGAGTTGAAAAAGGAATCCTTCAAAGATAAAGTGGAGATGCAACAAAACTTTATTGAAGAACTGGAGAACCGTGGCAATGCCAATATTAATACCAATAAAGAAAAGATTGCCAAGTTAGATAGTGAAGTTGGCATTTATATGACTCAAAATGCAGTTACTGAGGAAGAAATATACAAGTATGTCAAAGAGCAAGAAGATGTTATTGGTGCCGATGATAAGTTAATAAAACTGAATAATTTAAAAGGTAAAGTGTCTCAGAAAGTATCTACGATTACTAAAGAGCATAAGTTCTTTACTGAAAATACGGTTTGTCCTACTTGCACTCAAACGATTGAAGAAGAGTTTCGATTAAATAGAATTGAAGACGCTCAAAATAAAGCAAAGGAACTTCAACAAGGTTATCAAGACCTAGAAGAATCTATAAAGGTAGAACAAGAACGAGAGCGTCAATTCATTGCTCTATCTAAGGAGATCTCAAAACTAAACAATGAAATTTCTCAAAACAATACTCGGATATCACTCAACCAGAGACAAATCCGAGACCTTGAACATGAAATTCAAACTATTACCAATCAACTTGAAAACCGAAATATTGAACATGAGAAATTAGAATCCTTTAAAGAAAACTTAAAAACAACATACTCTGAATTAGCGGAGAAAAAAGACTCGATCAACTACTACGATTTTTCGTATAGTTTGCTTAAAGACGGTGGAGTTAAAACTAAAATCATCAAGAAGTATTTGCCTTTGATTAATCAGCAGGTGAATCGTTATTTGCAAATGATGGACTTCTACATTAACTTTACTCTTGATGAAGAATTTAACGAAACCGTCCAATCACCTATTCATGAAGACTTTTCTTATGCTTCATTTAGTGAAGGTGAAAAGCAGAGAATTGATTTAGCACTTTTATTCACATGGAGAGAAGTAGCTAAATATAAAAATTCAGTTTCTACAAACCTTATGATTCTAGATGAAGTATTTGATAGTTCTCTTGACAGTCAAGGAACTGATGAGTTTCTCAAGATTATTCGTTATGTCATTAAAGATGCTAATATTTTTATTATTTCCCATAAGACTGGTATGGAGGACAAATTTCAAAGTGTCATAAAGTTTGATAAAGTCAAAGGTTTCTCGTGTATGATGTCCTGATTCATCTAAGAACAATGCAAGTCCCTAACCGATTTCACCACTCTAAGAAAGAACAAAAACGAAAACTTAAACCGCAAGCACTGCGTCAGGCAAAAGCACGCCTGTCCCAGTTCAAAAAGCGTCACATGAACCGCTCCAATGGGGCGGTTTCGTCGTATTATGGCTGAAGATAAAGAACACACCAATGTCTGTTAATCACGAAGTCAAAGGACAACTTGCCCGTCTGCTTGCCACTGAGGATCTTGTGGTAGAGCATAAAAAGTGCGAGACTGCACAGTTTAACGTTCATACTCGTGTGTTGACTCTGCCGATGTGGGAAAAGGCAAGCAACACTGTGTATGACCTGTTAGTTGGTCATGAGGTTGGCCACGCTCTCTATACTCCTGATGAGGATTGGATGGAGGACTACAAAATTCCTCTGCAGTTCGTTAATCTTGTGGAAGATGCTCGCATTGAGAAACTGATGAAGCGTCGTTATGCCGGACTGAACAAGACATTCTTCAACGGTTATAAGGAACTTGCTGATGAAGATTTCTTTCAACTTGAAGGTGAAAAAGTTGATGAGATGAATCTTGCCGATCGTGCAAATCTTTATTTTAAGATTGGCAACTTTCTCAATCTTCAGTTTAATCAAGAAGAACAAGATATTATTAATCTGATTGATAAGTCCGAAACTTTTGCTGAAGTGCTTGAAGCCGCAAAAGTTCTTTACGAATATTGCAAGAAAAAGAAAGACGAAGAAACCAAAATTAATTTTGATGTTCACAATCAAGAGGTGGGTTCCTCAAGTAATTCTCCTTCGGATTTTGATGATCAACAATCTGGTGAGAATGATCAACCAGAATCTTCTGGTGGTGATGGATCTGGATCTGATGCGTCTTCTGAATCTAAAAAAGAAAAATCTGCTGCTCCTCAAGGTGGGGAAAAGAATGATCCTGAGGTGAAGACGATGGAAACGCTTGAAGAAGCCATTCGTGATCTTGTGAATAATTCTGGTTATGATAATACTTATTTGGAAATTCCAAAGATTGATGTTGATACTTTAATTATTAAAAACGCAGAAGTACATAAGTCTTGTCAAATTTCTTGGAATATGTATAATGATTCAAAATATTTTCCTGAAGATGTTTTTGCCGAATCTGACAAAGAGTATCGTGAATTTAAACGTTCGGCACAGAAAGAAGTCAACTATCTGGTAAAAGAATTTGAATGCCGTAAGGCAGCAGATTCTTATGCTCGTGCTTCAACTGCTCGCACGGGTGTTCTTGACTGCACTAAACTTCATACTTACAAATATAATGAAGATCTATTCCGCAAAGTAACTACTCTTGCTGATGGTAAGAATCACGGTCTGGTGTTTATTCTGGACTGGTCTGGTTCAATGCAAGATGTGATGCTTGATACTGTCAAGCAACTCTTCAATCTTGTGTGGTTTTGTAAAAAGGTGAATATTCCCTTTGAAGTTTATGCATTCACTCACGATTATCCTCGTGTTCGTTACGATGAAAATAACAAAGCCATTATGCCCCAAGAACCTTATGAAAAACGTGATGGAATCATTTCAATTCCTGAGTGGTTTTCTCTGATGAATATGTTGACAAGTAAAGTCAATGGTAAGGAACTTGAAGCGCAAATGATCAACATTTATCGAATTGCAAAGTCATTTGCTCGTTGTTCTTATACCTCTTATAGTGTTCCTCTTGGTTGGAATCTTTCCGGAACTCCTTTGAATGAAACACTCGTTTGTCTTCATGAAATTCTTCCAAAGTTTCAGAAAGAGTATAAACTACAAAAAGTTCAATGTGTTGTTTTGACTGATGGTGAAGCATCACCTCTGAAGTGCCACAAAGAAGTTCATCGTCAGTGGGAAGATGGACCTTATATTGGAACTGTAAATATCAATCCAAATACTGCTTTTCTTCGAGATCGTAAAACTGGAAATACCTATTCTCTAAATGTTGAATGGTATAATTTTACTGATGTTCTTCTTCGCAATCTCCGCGATCGTTTTCCAACAGTAAACTTTATTGGTATTCGTGTTCTTGAATCTCGTGATGCTGGATCTTTCATCCGTCGTTATTATGGATATGGAGAGGAGTATGATCGCGTAAGTTCTTTTTGGCGAAAGGAAAAAACCTTTTCCATTAAGAGTTCTGGATATCACAAATACTTTGGTATCTCTGCAACTGCTTTGGGTAATGAAACCGAATTTGATGTTGCTGAAGATGCTTCCAAATCTCAAATCAAATCTGCATTTGTTAAGAGTTTGAAGAGTAAAAAACTCAACAAAAAAGTTCTTGGCGAATTTGTGGAACTTGTTGCCTGATAAATATTTAAAATATGTTCGGGCAGATGAAGACTTTTCAAGAATTTATGATAGAATGTTATTCTATTCAAGAGACTTCTCTTACTCGTGTAATGAGAAAGACTGAAAAGGGTGGAACAGCAATTCTTTCTGGACAAAGAGGAGACAA